GAAGAAACAGAAACTGAGGACACTGACATCAAGGCCGTGATGGAAGCCACTCCAGAAGTAGAAGGTTTTATAGATTCCACCCAACCTGAAAAGAAAGAGGAGATAGTTCAGGAAGACGAAGGTAAGTATAAGAAAAGATACGATGATCTTAAAAAGTATTACGATCAGAAGCTGTCCGAATGGAAGCAAGAAAAGGAGACTCTAGAAGCACAAAGAAAAGCTATAGAAGAACCTAGAAATAAATATGCTCCACCAAAGACACCTGAAGAACTTGATAGGTTTAGAGATCAATATCCGGATGTATACCAAGTTGTAGAGACCATATCTCACAATATGGCATCGAAGCAAGTTGAAGACCTTCAAGCTGAAATAGGTAGACTCACTGAGAAAGAGAAAAAGATCAAAGTGCAATCTGCTTACAAACAGCTTTTGAACAATCACCCAGATTTCGATGAGATCAAGAAATCATCTGAATTTTTAGAGTGGTTAGAGCAACAGCCCAAAAGCATTTCTGAAGGTATAACAAAGAACAATACCGATCCTGTTTGGGCAAGTAGGACTGTTGATTTGTATAAAGCGGACATAGGTATGAATAGGAAACCGACTTCTGATAAATCTAAACAAGCTGCCAGAGCTGTAACAAAGACTGCTGCAAGGCAGATAAACACTACTGGTAAGACTGGGAAGGTTTGGAAGATGTCTGACATTCAGAAACTCAAGCCATGGGAGTTTGAGAAGTATGAAGCGGAGATTGATCAGGCCGTTAGAACTGGTCAAGTTTTAAACGATTAACTAACCAAATATAAAGGAGAAGAATATGGCTACTATGTCATCCGCTGCCGGATACCAAAACTTACCGGTTGGTAACTGGGCACCAGCGATATACAGTCAAAAAGTTCTCAAGTATTTCCGTAGGGCATCAGTCGTAGAGGCTATTACTAATACTGACTACACTGGGGAAATCGAGAATTATGGCGATACGGTAAATATCATCAAAGAGCCAACTATCACAGTCAAAGACTATGCTAGAGGCCAAACTGTAAATACAGAGAATCTAGACGATAATCAAATTCAATTGACTATCGATCAAGGTAGTTACTTTGCATTTAAAGTAGATGATATTGAAGAAAGACAGTCACATATCAACTTTGAAGCACTAGCAACCTCTTCAGGTGCTTATGCATTAAAGAAGAACTATGACTATAATGTGTTAAAATATATCTTTGATAACGCTGTAGCATCTACAGGTACATTAGGAACTCAAAGCACATCAGCTAACACTGGTGATGAAGTTGCTAATCTAGTATCTCAAGCTGCTACTGAATTAGATAAAAATGATGTACCAGAAGAGAACAGATGGCTTGTTGCACCACCTCAGTTTTATGAAGTGTTAAGACAGTCTGGTTCTAAAATTATGGATATGTCTGTAACTGGTGGAGGAGCATCTCCTCTTCTAAACGGTAGAGTTACCGATGGTAAATTGCATAACTTTGATTTATATGTAAGTAATGCAATAGGTGTTGGTACTACTGGTAGTGCAGCCACCCAAGTTTTTGGATCATCTGCTACATCTGGACAAACATTAATCCTATACGGACATATGTCTGGCGTTGCTACTGCATCTCATATTGCAAAGACTGAAGTGATAAGAGATCCAGATAGTTTCTCTGACATCGTGAGAGGACTACATGTTTATGGAAGAAAAGTTCTAAGAGCTGAATCTGACACAGGCTTCAAAGGCGTGTTCAAAGGGCTCATGGACTTAGACTCTTAATTTTAACTTGGAAAGGAATTGACAAATGGGTACACTTAATTTGACAGGTGCCGGAGGCACTGCTGGACATCCTTCCAACGGGAGGGTTCCATATTTAGTTGAAAACACTATTGATCTATCTCAAGTCAGAGCCGATACTGGCCCAGACAATGGAGATGTCTTACAAGTGATAGACATACCTGCAGAAACTTTGATCATGGAAGCTGGAATAGAAGTGATAACTGCACTTTCTAGTTCTGCTACTATGGACTTAGGTATTACAGGTGGAGACGTTGACATTTATGTTGACGGTGACACTAATGCTACAGGTTATGGCACATTGACTGCGACTGCTAGACACGTAGCAGCATCTGCAGACACTTTAGACATACTTATTGGTGGTGCAGATTCATCTGCTGGTAAGATTAGAGTATGGGCTGTTATGTGTGACGTATCAGGTATTGAAGAAGACGATTTAAATACTGACTCACAACACGACACTGTAAGTTAATACTAAATAACTTTGAGGGAGGGGTTATTCTTCTCCCTCAATTTAAACAAAGGAAAATAAATGGCAACGCATGATTTGAGAGCCACTCAAAAAATTTACAAACCAAAATCTGTAAATCATAAAGAAATAGATTCTTTGAATAAAAGAATGGAAACTATGGAGACAGCAATAAATTTAATATTGCAAAAATTAGATAACAACGATCAGGGGAAGGTAGAACAGGAGAAACAACTTGAGCTACCTAATTTCAAATATCCCGCACTTTAAGTGTTGGGTACGTAAGGAGTTTACGCATAACCATATGAAATACCACGGTGAGTATTTACATGGGTTAGCAATAGCAGTCAACACAGTGCCAGACAGATGTCTAAGTTTTCAGGTGGTGTTCACTGGTATCGAAGAAGAAGACAACGTAGTCGGTGGTGCGATGTGGGCTAGAATGCCAATCACCAGTCTGATTGCGGATGAGGTGTTAGAAGAAATGCCAGAACGAATGGATACACACCTCGCACAGCCTTGGGACTGTTCCTCAAGAGGTCACTCAGTAGTAGTGATGGACAGAGTAAGTTCAAGTCCATGGATGTGTAAAATAGGAGGGGATTTTTACAAGGGTCGGTATTTGTTTACGGTTGATTATACAGACAGCCACATATCAGACGATCCTGCACAGCACAAACAGAGTCATGTACTCCAGTTGATAGACGCTGACAAATGGACAGGCAACATAGTTGCATTACCAAACAACAGGGTTCGTGTTACTAATCCTGCTCTGTGGGTAGCAGGCGAAGGGCCGCCAGATTTTGCACCTAGCCAGTATGTGCACTCTGCAGAGATACACGATACGTACACTGATCCTGACGTAACTTTTAATAACTTATATAACCAATCAGAAAGGAAGACCAGTGGCAAAAGAAAAAAAACTATCACCCGCACAAATGATAAGTAGAATAAGTTCTATTTTATCAGGGAGAACATCTTTTAGATATCCTATGGAAGAGATGAAACAAAGAGCTAAAGACACAAAACCAGAACAAACCAAAAAAACAGGAGGTAAAGTAATGAAGAAAAAAATGATGGGTGGTGGTAAAACATCCAAGAACATGGCCAAGAAGAAAATGATGTACGGAGGTAAAACATCAAAGAACAAAGCTAAGATGATGAAAGGCGGAATGGCTAAGAAGAAGATGATGGGTGGCGGCAAGACATCAAAATACATGGCCAAGGGCGGAAAAACATCTAAGTATATGTCTAAAATGGCTAAGGGTGGAAAGAAGACTAAGTACATGTCAAAAGGTGGCAGAAGATAGATGGATAGCAAAGCAATAAATGTAGATGGTGAAAACTTTGGTGGCGTAGAGATTATGCAAACCACAGGTACAACTCAAGGAGATTTACAAGCAGGTATAGAATTTATATACCACATGCGTGAACACCTTGTAGATGTAGGAGTTGCCACTTTATATTTATTTGTTTGTTACACTATCTATCTATGGCTAAAGAATAGGTTTAAGTAATGGCAAAGACACCAGCTTGGCAAAGAAAAGAAGGTAAGAATCCTAAAGGAGGCTTGAACAGAAAAGGTATCAAGTCTTACAGGAAAGCAAACCCCGGTTCTAAGTTGAGCATGGCTGTAACTACTAAACCATCTAAGTTGAAAAAAGGCTCTAAGGCTGCCAAACGTAGAAAGAGTTTCTGTGCAAGAATGAAAGGCATGAAGAAGAAACTAACAAGTAAGAAGACAGCTCGTAATCCTAATTCAAGAATTAATAAATCATTACGTAAATGGAATTGTTAAATGGCAACTACTTATCTAACATTAGTAAATAACGTACTTAACGAACTCAATGAATCAGAGTTGACATCTGCCACGTTTGCAAACAGCAGAGGTGTACAGACAGCCGTGAAGAAGTTCGTGTTGAAAGCTATGCATGAAGTGTACAGCACTCTGCAAGAAGTGCCTGACTTGTACATATCTACAAAACAGGATACGCAAGTAGGACAGAGAGTGTATTCTCTACCGACTGCTAACTCTCCACAGACAGGCGATGCTGAATATAGAAAGATTGACTATGACACCTTTCGTTTAGTGCCAAGAGAACTGACCACAAACGGTGAGTTTACTTCTGACATCAGCAATTGGTCAACCATAGCAGGTGCTGGTAGTGCGACTTACAGCTCTGCAGGTAACGGTAGATTAAGACTGAATGACTTTGCAGCTCACCAAACACTATCTACTGTGAAGAATAGAGATTACAGAATACAAGTTAGAGTGTTAGATTCGAACAGTGTTGGTGCAGCATTGAAGGTACAAGTGGGTACAGCAGCTGAAGATACTACAAATTTAAACACTACATTGACTGTTACAGATTTTGGGGAGGGTGCTGTGTTGGACACTACGTTTACAGCAACTGGACAATCTACAGTGGTCACTGTAAACAACACTGTTACTACTACAAACTTAGATGTAGATTACATTAGAATATCTGAAGACTTACCTGTAAAAAGATTGAAGTACATTACTTACGATAACTGGGCTGACAGATTTTTAGAAACAGACTTACTAAACTCAAAAGAACATTTTGGTAGACCAGAGCTAGTTTATACCACACAGGATAAAAAGTTTGGTTTACACCCTGTACCTGACAAAGACACATACACTATAGAATACGAATATTGGAAAGTACACACTGACTTATCTGCACATGGAGATACCATGGATTTAAACGATAGGTTTAAAGATGTAATAATTACAAGAGCAAAGTACCATACTTACGTACTACGTTCTGATCCACAAGCTGCACAGATGGCTTTGGGAGAATATAAATCACAATTACAAATATTAAGAAGCGAATATATAAATAGTAAAGCATACATGAGAGATACAAGGATACATATAAATGCCTGATACTTCAACCATATCACCATTCAACGCAAGCTGTGCCGGTGGTTTGGTATTGAACAAAGACGTGTACAGCATGTCTCCGGGTGAAGCACTACAGCTTACAAACTTTGAACCAGACATTACTGGTGGGTATCGTAGGATAAACGGTACGACTAAGTTCAACACGAACATAGTACCACAGGTATCTGCGTCTACAGAAAGAATTATGTTCTGTGCGATATTTAATGATCTAGTGGTTGCTGGCCGTGGGGGTACAGTATACACAGGAACTACAAGTGGTAGCTGGACAAGTAGAGCTACAGGAAAGGGAACTTCATATACTTATGATTTTGATAGATTTAATTTTGCTGGAACTGACAAGATCATTATTGCTACAGGTTCTACAAATGCTTTCACTTTAAACACTAGTTACGCAGAAGATATAATAAATGGTACAGGCGGAGGGACAGCACCGACAGCACCGAAGTTTGTAAAATCTTTTGCCAACCACATGTTCTACGCAGGCATGAGCAACAGCAAAGCAGAAGTAATATTTAGTGCACCGTTTGCAGAAGATGACTTTGATGCTAGTGATGGTGCAGGTTCATTTAAGATAGGTACAGAAGTTACAGGTATGAAAGTTTTCCGTAATGAATTATTTATCTTTGGAGAGAACAAGATATATAAACTTACAGGAACAAGTTTAGCAAACTTTGCACTTGCCGAGGTGGCGAAGAGTGTTGGTACGATTGCACATCATTCCATACAGGAACTGGGAGGAGACATTATATTCTTATCAGCTGACGGACTTAGAACAATTGCTGGTACAGAAAGAATTGGTGACGTTGAATTGGGTACTGTATCTAAACAGGTACAGGAACGAATAAATGAGATTGGTTATGACAACGTCACAGCAACTGTTATTAGAAATAAAACACAGTATAGATTATTTTATCCAGTAACAGGAGGATTAGAAACAAGTCAAAAAGGTTTAATTGCTGTAATTAAAATAAACCCAAACTCAAAACAGATGGGTTATGAGTATGCAGATTTAAAAGGATTAAAAGTTGCTGATTGTGATTCAGACTTAATTAGCAATGTAGAAACTACCATACACGGTGGGTATGATGGTTATATCTATAAACAAGATTCAGGTAATGTATTTACCAGAGCAGGTAGCACAAGCATTATAGATGCTACATATAGATCACCAGACATAGTAATGGGTGATGCAGGTATTAGAAAAAGTATGCAGAGAGTAAACTTAAACTGGAAACCTGAAGGTGAAGTAAGTGCCAGTTTATTTGTACGTTACAACTACGATGACGTAAACACACCACAGCCCAATGTAATTACACTGGCTACATCAGGAAGTGGTGCTCTGTACGGAACAGCGGTGTTTGGTACAGCTGCATTCGGACAGGGTGATTTGCCTATTACAAGACAGAGTGTCGAGGGCTCTGGTTTTTCAGTGGCAATTAAAATAACAGATACAAGTACAAACATACCTTTTGGAATAAAAGGTTTTCAATTAGAGTTCACACCGGGAGGGAGAAGGTAAATGGCAGTATATACAAGACAAAGTTCATCTGGAATTGTTGATGGTGGTGTTATTGAGGCTTCAGATTTAAATGCAGAATTTGATCAGTTAGCTTCAGCATTTCTACAACCCACGTTTGGTATAGGGGCATCAGGCACAGATATAGCTCTGACATTCGATGGGGAGACCAACGATGGTATCATAACATGGATGGAAGATGAGGATTACTTTCAATTCTCTGATGACATATTAATGACAACCACTGAGAAGGTGTTGTTTAGAGATTCCGCTATCTACTTGAACTCAAGCACAGATGGACAATTAGATATCGTTGCAGACACAGAGGTACAGATTGCTGCCACAACCATAGACATAAACGGTAACGTAGACGTATCCGGTACATTGACTGTAGCAGGTGCTGTAGACTTTGGCGATGCTGCATTATCTAATGTAGGTGCTGTACAGCTAGATTCTATAGCTGGTGACGGTGACACAAACTCAAGTATTACATTCAGTGGTTCAGATGTTATCACAGTA